GTCTTTTACCAAATACACCGAGTGCATCCATGTTGTCATCTCTGTGCCAGATTTGAATTTCTGGGTATTCACGATCATCAATCTTATGAGGTCTGCGATCTACATTAAAGTTACAGCCGATTGAATTAAGAATGTCCTTATTAGACATAAATCCATGAACCTCTGCAGCAGTTCCTCTGAAGAGTTTTTGATCTGTTTTTGTTAATTTTGAAGTAGGCATTTGTTTGTTTGGTATCAACAAATTAATTATAATACAATTAATATTGTTTTATAATCCGTTTTTAACACAAAGTAACAAATACTTTTCCTACATCTAGGGTGTAGAGCCTAATTGCGTTTACGTTCTTTTTCTTGTAATTTTTTACGATCTACCTGTTGCACTTTTTTGGTATTGCTACCTCTATTTTGTTTTGGTCCATTATTTGCCATATATTTAATTGCCGACCTGATTCTTGCAAGGTCAATAGCTCTTGCCCTGTGTGGGTCAAGATCATCACTTTTATCAATTATTTTTAACCAATCAATAGTCTGATTTGGAAAGTTGGTTCTAAATTGATGCAATCTTTCTATCTCACGAACAGAAAGATTTGGGAAAATACGCTGGTAGGATGAATAATCCATTACATTAAAGTGATTTGATCATACTCTTCTGGCTTTTTTGGTAATTGCCATAGGTGTTCTTTTTTACCATAGTTGCCCATTACAAATTCATTTGTCTTTTCAAGTTTTCCATTATCAGACAAATTGGTCATTGCTCTTCTGATTGAGGTTATTGGACAATTTAAACCAGAAATGGATAGAACCATTGATGGACTTAATGGCTTCTCGTACTGATTAAAACATTTCATTATCCTTTGCTCTTGTGTTAGAGCTTGAGCTTGCGATTTAGCAAGCTCATCTGGATTTTCGTTTATTGTGTTAAAGAATGTCAATTCCACCACCTCTCTGACCAACTGAACTCTACACCTAGCTTTTCTAGTTTACCAACACATCTTCTAGCCGCTGCTCTGACTTTACCGGCATACTGTGGGCTAACATCTTCAGATTTTCCATCCATAGTACTACCAGAAATGCAATCATCTAAAACAGCTTTTTGATAAACAGATAATTTATCTGGCAGTGTTTTCTTTTTGCATAAATCGTAGCTAATCTCTGAATGTGCAAAGCCGATTTCGTTTTCTGGGTAAACTTGTCGTTCGTGACCTTCCCACATTTCGGTAATAATTTTGTCAGTTTTGTTGTAGTTACCATATTTGGTAACCATTTCGTCTGTATAAAATTCACAGAGAACCTCAGATATACAATCTGAGGGTCTGTCCATAAGAATCTCAATTTCGAGATTTGTAAATTTAGTCATTAGTTTGTCCTGCTCTGTAGTTTTGTTTGATAAGTTGTCTGACAGCATTTTCCGCAGCTTCGATAGTTGGGAAAGTGTGTCTTGTTTCGTAGTAAGCTGGGCAACCAGCAGGGTCATAGACATCAAATCCAACACTGAATATTGATGTCATAATTGTGTAGCCTCTATATTTGTCAGACATTTAGTTTTCCTCCTTGTATTCTTGGTTAACTTCCCAAAGCTGTTTTATTGCAGTAGCAACAAGTACACCTTCTCCTTCTCCAAACATAAGAAGTTGGTTTAGAACATCTTTTATTGGGTTTGGTGCTGAGTTGTACATTGCTGCATAATCATTAGCAATTGTTTCAACCATGTTTTTTAGATCAATTTGTTCAAGCTCTTGATCGTGAGCCTCATGATCTGCTTGAGTCATGTAGTCAGTTTTGTTCATAAGAAGTCTGTTTTGTTTTGACATATTAATTATAATACAATTAATATTAATTGTAAACCAATTAAATTTGATGTAACATTCACAGTAACAACTTATTTGTATGAGACATTTAGTTACTGGTGGTGCTGGCTTTCTTGGGTCGCATTTAGTTGATTCATTAATAAAAGACAATCAAGAGGTCATTTGTCTTGATAATTTTCATACTGGCAAGAAAAGAAATGTTGCCCATCTGATTGGTCACAAGAACTTTGAACTGATTAGACATGATGTAATTGAGCCCATACTGCTAGAAGTTGACCGTATTTGGCATTTAGCTTGTCCAGCAAGTCCTGTTCAGTACCAAATAAATCCCATAAAAACCATAAAAACTAGCTTTTTTGGTACATATAATATGCTCGGATTAGCAAAAAGATCGGGAGCAAGAATACTTTTTACCAGTACTTCAGAGATTTATGGCGACCCACAAATCCACCCACAGCCAGAATATTATCTCGGCAATGTAAATACGATTGGACCTCGTGCCTGTTATGACGAGGGAAAAAGAATATCTGAAACATTGATGACTGATTATAAAAGAGTTAATAATGTACAGATTCGCATTGCTCGTATATTTAATACTTATGGTCCAAGAATGTTAAAAAATGATGGAAGGGTAGTTAGTAACTTTATTACACAGGCATTAGCCAACAAACCAATTACTGTTTATGGAACAGGTACACAAACTAGGTGCTTTTGTTATGTAGATGATATGATTGCTGGACTTAAAAAACTTATGGATTCTGATTGTTCAAAGCCGATAAATTTAGGCAACCCTGTAGAAATCACAGTTAATGAGTTGGCAATGCGTATATCAAATAAAATTAATTCTGCTTTACCCCATGTAAATTTACCATTGCCAGAAGATGACCCACAAAGAAGAAACCCAGACATAACATTGGCAAAAGAAACTTTAGATTGGTTGCCGACAGTTTCACTAGATGATGGACTTGATGAAACAATAGATTATTTTAAATCATTTAAAAAAATTACTTGGAATAAGGAGGCTGCATATTAATGGGAGCTTCAATATTCGAAATTGAGCATAACGGATTGTTTTATGAGTTTGAATTTGATAGTGACCATAAATGGACACATCACACAAAATGGCCTGATGGTCAGACATCATATTCATTGTTACAGGGAGCAGGGCAAACTTTAGAAAATGCCAAGAAAAGGTGTAAGGAACATATTATTGCTTGGTACGAAAATCCAGAAAGCTTTCATGTTGACGATAAATATGTCGACATGAATAATAAGTACATTAAAAAAATGCAAAAACGCAAGGAGGATTTAGGTACTGTGATTTCAACTGAATGTTCTTTATCAGAACTAAAACCATATAAAAACAATTCAAAAATTCATCCCGATAAACAAATTAAAAATATTGTTGCATCAATTAAGCAGTTTGGATTTACACAGCCTATTGTTTGTGATGAAGAAAAAACCATTCTTTCTGGTCATGGTAGATATGAAGCTGCCAAGCAGATGCAGATTCAAGAGGTGCCAATTCGAATTGTAGAAAATTTAACTGATGCACAAAAAAAAGCATATGTTATAGCTGATAATAAAATTGCAGAACAATCTGAATGGGATGAACAAAAGGTCTTAGATGAACTTGCAGAACTTGCAAACTTAGATGATCTACATCAGGATATTGTTGATATTTTAGATTACAATACTTTTTCTTTTTATACTGTCAGACAGATGGCTGTTGCAGATTTAAAGCCACATCCTAAAAACTACAAAGCCCATCCTGAAGATCAATTAGAACATTTAAAGCAATCTATTACAGATAATGGTATATATAGAAATGTGATTGTTGCTAAAGACAACACAATTCTTGCTGGTCATGGTGTAGTTAAGGCTGCACAGTCTTTAGGACTTACTTCAGTACCAGTATTAAAGTTGCAGCTTGAATCTGATAGTATTGAAGCTGTTAAATTACTTACAGCAGATAACGAGGTATCGCATTTAGGCGAGGTCGATGATCGTGCTTTATCCAATATTCTTAAAGAGATCATGGAAAAAAGTGATCTTTTAGGTACAGGCTATGATGAAATGATGTTGCAGAACTTGTTGTATGTAACAAGACCAGCATCAGAAATAAAAACTACAGATCATGCTGCTGAATGGATTGGTATGCCAGATTTCGAAATATCTGAGGAAGCAAAAAAGTTAATAATAAACTTTGAAACATATGATGACAAAAAAGTATTTTGCGAACAAAATAATTTTTTATTTAATGAAAAGCAAACTGAGTCACTTTGGTTTCCTGAGAAAGAACGAAGAGACATTACATCTGTTGGATTTGAGGTAGAAGATGAAGAAGCCTAAATATCCTGTATATGTAATATCAAAAGGCAGAGCAGATACTTGTCTGACAGCAAATTTTTTATTAAAAGATAAAGTTAACTTTAGATTAGTTATAGAACCACAAGAATATGACAAATATGCTAAACACTACGATTCGTCGATAATTATTACAACACCATTTAAAAATTTGGGATTGGGATCAATACCAGTTAGAAATTTTGTTTGGGAACATAGCAAATCAATAGGAGCAAAAAGACATTGGATAATGGATGATAATATACGCAGTATTCATAGAAAATATAAAAACACTCGTATCCGTGTTAATGGCAATATTGGTTTGAGATGTTGCGAAGATTTTACAGATAGATATACAAATATTGCTATTGCTGGTTTAAATTACGTTTCGTTTGCAATAAAAAGAACACAGCCACCATATCAACTTAATGCTCATGTTTATTCCACATTGTTAATTGATAATTCGTTAGACATAAGGTGGCGTGGTAGATATAACGAGGATACTGATTTATGTTTACAAGCTCTGTCACTTGGACTTTGTACTGTTAATTTTAATGCTTTTTTAATCGAAAAAATGCACACAATGACCATGAAAGGAGGTAATACAGACCAACTTTATAAAGGTGATGGCAGATTAACTATGGCAAGAAGTTTAGAAAAAATGTGGCCAAAAGTTGTAGAAACAACAAGAAAATTTCAAAGACCACAACATCATATACAAAATAATTGGCAAAAATTTGATACACAATTGATAAGAAGAAAAGATATAGATTGGGAAAATATACAAAAAACAGATAATTATGGATTACGATTAGTTCAATTGAAACAACCAAAAAGTGGTTCTAAAGAACTAAAAAGACTTTTTGAGAAATAAATGGCAAAAAGATCTACAAAAAAAGAAGTAGAGTGGCGAGTAAGAAAAGTTGCTGCTTTAAAAGCTCGTAATACTATGCGATCAGAAATTGTCGCATATGGTGTTAGAGAATGGGGGGTAAAACCTAGAGCCGTTGATAAGTATATAAGTGCTGCAAATGAAGTTATGGCAACAGATTGGGATGTTGACAGGAGACAATTTACTGCTGATGTTCTTTCTCAACTTAGTACATTGGCTCAAGATGCTAGAAGAAACAATCAGCCACATATAGCACTTGGCTGTATAAACACAATGGCAAAAGTTGCTCAATTGTTATGAGTATCATTGATCGAGAAGGCAGAATATTAGAATCTTCTACTGGTGCTAATTTATGTTGTGACGATATTATTGAAAGAATAAAAGCTGACCTTCATCCCGGCCAATTAGCTTTTGTTAGTGACCAAGATACACAAATCATTGGTCTTTCTGCTGGTTATGGTGCAGGCAAGACCAGAAGTTTATGTGCAAAAGCTGTACAGTTGGCTATTAATAATCAAGGTTTTACAGGTGCAGTTATGGAACCTACTGCACCATTAATAAGAGATATATGGCAAAACGATTTTGAAACTTTTTTAGAAGATTATGGAATCCCATATACACAAAGACAGTCTCCTCTTCCTGAATATTTACTGCACCTACCAGATGGAGATGCTCGCATACTGTGTAGAAGTTTCGAGAACTGGTCTAGAATTATTGGATTAAACCTTGCTTGGGTATTAGCAGACGAAATAGATACTGTTGCTCCATCTATTGCAGACAGAGCTTTTCCAAGAATACTAGCAAGATTACGTTCTGGAAATCAAAGACAGTTTGGTGTCGCATCAACACCTGAGGGTTTCAGATGGATGTGGAATACTTTTGGCAGTAACGAAGCACAAAAGAAAACAGATCGTAAGTTAATAAAAATGCGGACATATGATAACCCACATTTACCACAGGACTTTATTACAAGATTAGAAGAGAATTATGAAAAAGGATTACTACAAGCATATTTAAACGGAGAGTTTTGTAATATAACAACAGGACAGGTTTATGACCGCTTCAACCGATCTGTCCATGTCACTGATACGTTGCCAGATATAACCAACGAACCACTCAGAATCGGACTTGATTTTAACATTGGAAATATGAATGCAGTTATTGGTATTGCTATTGGTGACAAATTACTCGTGGTTGATGAAATAAAAGAATCACATGACACCGACTCAATTGCTCAAGAAATTAAAAGACGCTATCCAGAACAAAAAATCTATGTCTATCCTGATGCGTCAGGAGGAAACAGAAGCACAAACGCTTCGAAAACCGACATCCAAATACTAGAAAGTTATGGATTTATGAACCAATCACCAGCGGCTA